TATCTTTTCCAATATAAGGTTGAAAAAATGGTGAAGCTAGAACAGTTTGCTTTAGCTTTGCGAAGATAGCATTTTTAGCCTGTTCCTCATTTTTAGCCACGTTCAAGAGATAAATTGCATCAAACTCCATCAAGCCATATCTTGCTTGAGGATGCCCCATAGAAATTAGCCTATAAAGTTCATATAAACCAATTGCAGAAACAAGGAAGGATTTACCACTACGTCTTCCAAGAACCAGTACTAATTCTTGAAACTTATATCTGTTTTCGCATTTGTCCATAATTTGCATTCTTAATTTTGGATCAAACTCTTCAGAATATAATAAATCTTTCTCTGTTTGAAAGTTGTCTATGTATGGTCTTTCTTTAAGTTGTTCAATCTTTTTTAATGCATCTGGATTAGTTGCGTTATCTATTTCATTTTCAAATCTTTGTTGGATAATATCTTTATCCATACGATCACAAGTCAAACAAGGCGAATTAATTACAGAAAACGAAGCTTTAAAAGGTCTGTTTTGTTTATGCATTTCAACAGATTTATGTTCGTTTTTCTTTACAAAGTCCCACACACATCCGCTACATCCAATTCTTTCTTCTTCTGGGATATCTTGAATTACTAGATCTGTATTACCTTCTTGCCCCATATAGAAACATTTTAGAATAAGTCTTTGTAAAGGATATGGCTTTAGATTACAAAAGTAAGGATGTTCAATAAAAGTTACAATATCAACAATCTGATCAGGATTAAATCTTGTTTTCTCAGGTTTTAGCGGAGGAGCAATTTCAGATCTTACATTGGGTGCAACTTCATCAGCAAACTCTTCTGCATATTCACTGTCTTTGAACTTTTCTGAGGCTAAATTTGCTTGTTGAATTAGTTGTTGTCTAACTTCAGCTTGTGTCAATGTAGCTTTGGATGCGTTTTTTCTCATTAATTTTCTTGCTTAAGCTTTTCTCTAAGCTTTTTAAGTTCGTCTCTAACTAGTCTTTTGTCATGTTCGCTTTCAAACTTGTCATGAAGTTCAGCTAATATCTCAAAAATATTGATTGCAAATACACCTTGATCATCTCTTTTTGCTTTGATGTCTAATATCTTGCTAATAAGTTTTTCAACCATTGCAGCTCTTTTCAATTTTAAATCATTATTTTTACTACAATCAATTCCTCTAACATCATCAAGCTCAACCATTAAAGCAGTAAGGGCTAATTGATTTTCTCTAAAGATCCAAGGTGCAATTAATTCTTCTTGATGTTCATAACTCTTTAAACCAGAAGTCATAAGTTTCTTAAAATCACAATGTTGATCCATGTGAGTTGAAACTTGTGTCCAGTTTAACTTTACTCCATAATGCCTTTCAAAAAACTTAATTACAGCTTGGGATTTTTTTCCGCTTTCAAGAAATACGTGTTCTGCTAAGTTTCTTAAATGGGAAGAGCAAATAGCACATCTTACTTCTATGAATTGAGGGTAAGTGATGTCTGCCATATGATCAACTGGTAGAGGAATTAAAGGTTTGTCAGTTTCTTTGATATCTTTAAAATATCTTGTAGAAGTTTCTGGTAAATTTTCTTCTACTTGAACTAATGAATTGATGATGTTGTCTTTAGAGTTAGCCATATTACTATAATTTTACAGATAAAAGAAAAACCCGTCGAAAACGACGGGTTTAAAATTAATATTTATATAATTAAAAGTCTAATGCTCTTTTCAATCTTTGGTAAGGGGAAACTTTATCTGCAGCTGAAATCATAAATTCGTCAGCAATACCGAATGTTTCATAATTACCCTTGGTAAACTTATCTGATGAAGAAATACCAGCAGCTAAATTAACTGTGGCTTCACCTTTTCTGGTTGCAACTTTAAAAATCTTATTTGATTTATCAGCTGCAGTAATAACAGGTTTTTCGTTTTGTGCTACTAAAACTGAGTTTAACAAAGCTTCTTCAACCCATGGTTTAAGTTCAGTATGTAAATTGTTTTTACCATTTGCTGATGTTTTAGCTAATTCTGCTAATCTAACCCATGAATCAAATGATTTCTCATCTGCTTTAACAATTGCATAAGGACCAGAACAAAGTCTCTTAGCAAACTCTTTAGCACTTAATTTTATTAGACTTCTTTCTATAATTGGAGCACAATCGGCATACTTTGTTGGGACTACTGAAACTTCGATTGTATTTTTATCAGCTACTGCTTCTTTCTCATCAAAAACTTTGGAAGCAACTCTCTTAGCGAGATCTAAGTCAAAGTTCTCTACAGCCAAGAGTTCAATAACATCGCTCTTGCCTAATCCTTTTTCTTTGAGATTCGAGGCCATTCTTTTAGCTACAAGGTAAGCACCATCTGCGTGTTGCTTAAGCTCGTTGCGCCAATTGTAAATAAAGTCATCATTATTTTTTTCGGACACTTTAGACTCCCCTTGAATGAATAAATTTGCAAATTTATATGTCAAAATAAAAAACCCCTAAGATTAACTAGGGGTTTTTAAAAGTTCAACATACCAATATAATACAAAAAACTTAGCAAAAATATTCCATCGGTTTAAAAGCAATCACTCAAAATAGACCTTAATTTGTCTAATGCTCTGTCAAGCCTCTTACTAAATGCCGCTTGCTGGATGCCAAGTTTTTCTGCAGCTTCTTCTTGTGTCATTTCTTGGAAAAAATAAAGTTCTATTGCTTCTCTTTGTTTTTCGTTTAATTGGTCCATCGCTTCATCAATTACAATCTCATTATTGACCCTGTTAAATGGATCAAAATATGAATGAATTACTAATAATTCACTTGATTCAGTCCTAACATCAAATGTACTTTTAAAATGAGATAAAAGAGCATGATCTATTCTGGTTGATAAATAATATGAAAAATAAGACAAGGCGGGGTCATAGTTCTTACTTAATTTCTGCAAGACAAAGATAGACTCGTGAACCAAATCTTCCTTAAAAGAGACTAAGTTTTTATCTTTTGCTAGACATCTGGTTATTGCTGAAAAAATTAAAGGTTTATAAAAGCTAAACAATTCAAAAAGTGCTGGACTGTCATCTTCTTTTATCTTTTTAACTAATTCATTAATGTATATGTAATGTTCATCAATCATTAGTATAGTTATACGACATGACTTGATATAATCTCTTGTTCGATAAACACAAAGAATAGTATGGAAAGACAATTTCTGTACTTAAATTGTTTCTTAAGTCAACAACAACATTCAAAGTAGACTGAATAAATCTTGATACTTCTTCGGTGGATAAATAGGTTTGATTATAAGCAATTTGAAGTCTAATTGGATTAACTTGCTTCGTAGGAATATCTTGTTCGATTTCTTTAAAATCAACATCCAGATATTTCTTGATGTATTTAGATAAGCTTAAGTCCTCAAGCATATCAGTATTGTTTATTTTATTTTCTTTATATTCTGCAATTTTAAGATAGAAAAATAATTGAGATAAAAAGATCATCAATATCATCTGGTGGCCATGTGATTCATTTAAATCAATCAAGCTTTTTAATATTTCAGAGGCTTTGCCATACATACACAAATTAAAGAAATCAAATATATTCTTGTTATGATCATGAAATTGAAAAATCTTAACGTCATCTAAATCTAATTCTTTTTTGTCCAGAACTGCAAGCTTAGATAATTCATTAAAGATCAAAGGAAGATCATAAACAATTATTTCTTTTTTCGTAGCCCCGGATTTCATTTTAACTATTGTGGATGGGGAATTGTTTTGAATCCAGTTTTCCGCTTCATAAGTAATTGTAAGCTTTCTATGTAAAAGCCAATCGTTTAGAAATCTTAAAAATCCAGAAGCATTAGTGTATTCAATTGCACTATAGTTGAATATTCTTCCAGCTGTTTTGCCTTTTGTAGCTAATGCAGATCTACCATCTAAAGATTCATTACAGCAATAGATTTGAAGATAATCAACATTAATTTTAGATGTAAGAATAGAATCACAAATTGCTTTAACTTGAGCTGTGTTAGGGTTATATATTTTGACGCATTTCTTCTGTTCAAATATATTAACACCCTGAATGGTATTAGCAATTTTATTTATAGAAGTGTTTGTATCTAGTCTTTCTACTATCGTGTCTTCAAAGGAAAAAATACGGGAGATGTATTCATCCCCCGTATAAATGTAAACCTTTTTCCAATTCCCTTCAATATAAGGATTATTCTTCTTCATTATCATCTTTAGAAACAATTGGCATTAGTAGATGATTAAAGTTACCATGAATTAAGCACAATGACAACTTATCTTCATCAATTTCTTTAATTTTAAACACTAACTCTTCGTCTTCAGTTTTGGAAATACAGTCCATCAAATCTTTGTGTAGGACTTGAACTTCCCCTGAATTAGTACTTGAAATACATTCTATCTTATTTTGAGTAGAACCACGCTCTTTATCAGAACCAGTAAAAATCAGCGTCTTGTCTTTAAGCTCTATATTTATGAAAGAGTTTTTAGCAACAAGTCCAGCTAATTTTAAAGCCTTAGTCAATTCTGATTTATTTACTTTAAACTCAGCCTTATCATCTTTGCGGAAAAACTTATTTAAATCTGGGTAAGTTTTCTTGTCAATTTGAACAAGTGATAAAATTAAAATAGTGTCTTCCCAGGATAGTTTTAAATGTCTTTGTCCTACTTCAAATGTAACTGTATTGTCTTGAAGTAAATTAATTAATATTTCTGCAGTTTCTTTAGGAATAAAAAACGATTCAAACTCTGGGCAATTTTCACCAATCTTAATTCTAAACCTTGACATTCTTCTATCATCAAAAGAATATGCGGTTAGATAAGCTGAATCAAAGTTAAGATAAACTGCATTGATCATGCTTTCTTTAGAAGTTGAAAATGCAGTGTAATTTAAAGCATGCCAAAGAGAATTTCCAGGGACATCAAAAACTATAGACTTTGGTATGAAATTAAAAGGTATGAAGTCTGACCCATCATTTGCAAGAACAACACATTTTGCACTTTTATCTCCAAGATGTACTATGTTTTTATCAGCAGAATAAATCATATTGAGTTTATCTGATGTGTAAATATTAGCAAAATCAGAAGTTAAATTAGCTTCACAGGAAAATGTTTCAAAATCACTTCCAACATCTATTTTGGTATTTATTATTTGTTGACAATAATCATTAATTGTTTGCAAATGTAATTGATTATTTTTAGCAAAAAAGTTAAACTCAGAATCTGCAGTTCCTTTCATTGAAAGATTGCAAGTGAGTTTAGATTTCTTAAAAAGTTTATTTGCTAAAAATGTATCTATGGATATTTTCAATGTAATTGCCCCTGGAACTCAATTTGAATATCTTGATTGTATCGTGAAATATAGTTTATGACTTTAAGCATAAACGTGCCTTCATCTGCGCAACAATTTAAAATACCATCTTGATAAAAGTTCCAGCTATCATTAATCTGATCAAGAACATCCATTTTATTGACGATAAGCTTTGTAACACCATTCATTTGGCAAGCTGTGTTAACTTCGTCGATATTTAGCCAGTCGATTTGTCTTGGTCGCCCTGTAGTGGCTCCGTATTCTTGACCAATCTCACGCAACTTTTCAAATCGTTCGTCATCTTTTTGGTATCCTTTAGCTCCAACATAGGTAGAATAACATTTGATAACCCCGACAACATCCCGTACTTGCTTAAAATTGAAACCATTGTTTAGTACCGCTCCTACTCCAGTGTTTGATGAAGTTACATAAGGATAATCACCAAAGTCAACATCAAGCCAGTAACCTTGAGCTCCTTCGGCTAAAAACTTCTTAGGTGATGAATGGATAAGGCTATGCATATCAACAAGATATGGTGCAAGTTCTGGAACATCTTTGGCACGAAGGCCTGTGCGACCAACTTTGTCTTTATAACAAGGGCCATTACCAGTGCGAGTAGTTCCAATTTTAGTATCTTTGGAATCTTCGTCAATATGTTCTTTAGTAATTATATGTGCGTTTTCTGCTATTTTAAGGATTGATGTGTCAAACCCAAATCCTTCAAGATATTCAAGTTCGTCAAATAATTTTTGCGTATTGATAACACAACCATTACCGATGACACTAGGAATGCCATGCAGAATACCACAAGGAACAAGATGTGTAACAATTTTCTCTCCATTGAGGTAAATTGTATGACCAGCATTTCCTCCACCATTGAAGCGAAATACATAATCATAATCACCATACATAGCCATTTGATTGGCTATTTTTCCCTTACCTTCATCGCCATATTGCATGCCAATAACAACATCAACAACTGAATTATCCATGCATATATTCTACTTCAGTGTAGAAATATTTGCAACTATTCTTCTGGCTCGGGACTTTCTTTCTTTACTTTACTTTGAATTAATATAATTTCCTGCTGAGAATATGTTATGTATACTTCAGTGGCTTTTTTTCTAATTCTTGTAAGCGCATTATCAACACATTTTGGCGGAACTTGTAAAGAATTAGATATTTCTTTATATGATGAATTAAAACCATATTCTGTAAAAATATCTTCCTCTAATGGTGTCAACTTTTGCTTTAATAATTTTGATGTCTGCTCGTATTCTTCTCTAATGATAATATCTTCAACTAAATTGGTCTCTGGAGATTCATCAAAAGGATTCAATCTATCTGGGATAAAATCAGCTAAAGTTTGCAAGTTTCCATCATCACCCAAAATAATTGGTGCATCAAGAGAAATGGAGTCATTCAAAATAGAATTTTTCATTCTTTTAGCTGATGAAATTGCAGTTGCTAAATGTCTTTTGCAAACTAGATTTACACAAAAGTTTTTAAATGTAGTGTCTTTTGTTGGATCATATGAGTTGACAGCTTTGACAACTCCTAATCTAAGTTCTTGTAAGACATCATCTCTGTCTCCACCTAAAATAAAAAAGTGACTAGCAATTTTCTTTAAATCTGGCTCGACTAATTTGAGCAAGAAATTAAATGATCGCTTGTCACCTTTCTTTGCTTTCTTAACAATATTTACAATTCTAACTTCTTCTGTAGCCATTTTCCCCACTCTACGGCTACAAATCAACAAACAACTTTATTACTCTTTAGAAGCAATCAAATCAATAATTCTTAAGATTCCTGTTTGAACTATTAAATCTTCAGAAACGTTTTGCCGTATATTCTTTACAATTAATAAAAGGCCGTCCACCGTTTCTAGCATTATTGATGGTTTGTGTTGCATTAAAAACTCTATATCCTCTGCTCTGTCTTCTTGACTTACTTTGAGCAAACGATAAGAAATGCTTTCCATCAACAATCTGGCCATTTCATCTAAAATTGCAGATAGATCTCTACCTTCTAAATGACACGACTCTAGAATCGAATAAGACTTCCCTCTATTTTTACTATATATATTTTTTAGTAATTCAACAGAAAGTTGCCTTGGACTTCTACCTAATATATTTCGAACATTCTCCTCACTAACACCTATTGTGCTAATCTGTTCTAATATACTCAAAGCAGTTCTAACGCTTCCATTAGACTCTTTGACAATTAAATCTAAAGCTTTACTTTCTGAATCAATTAATTCTACTTTTACAATTTTTTCTAATATTTGTTTGCAGTTATTAACACTTAGCTTCTTTAATTGAAAGTGCTGGCATCTTGTTTTGATAGCTGGAAGAACTTTATTTGGATCTGTAGTGCAAAAAAAGAAAATGATATGGGCTGGTGGCTCTTCAACAATTTTTAAAAGAGAGTTCTGTGCCTGTGTAGTAAGCATATGGCATTCATCTAAAATAAAGATGCGATATTTACCATAAGCTGGCATTAATCTCATCTTTTCTGCAATGTTTTCTCTTACATTGTCAACACCATTATTTACTGCACAATTAACTTCAATCAAATCTCTATGTTTATCAGCCAATATCATCTTTGAAGAATTACTGTCAATATCAGGCTCAGAAGTTCCATCTTCTCTATTTTCGCAAAGCAAAGACATAGCCATCAAACGTGCTAATGATGTCTTGCCTGTACCTGGAGGGCCTGAAAATAAGTAAGCATGTTGTACTTGATTCTTTTCAATTTGTGCTTTTAAAACTTGGACTGTAAAATCACCAGAAAAGTCAGAAAATTGTTTAGGCCGATATTTATTATAGAAACTCATTAATTATCCTCTGGGTCTGGTGGTAATGGAATGGCTAGTGGATCTTTACTATCCAACAATGAAGGCAGTATACTATGATTCATGTAGTTTGCGCCATAATTGTTTTTGATAAAGTATTCTAAAATAAAAGCATAATCCTGAACTTCAAATTGTCTTATTGAGCCATCGTTCTGTGGACTAATTGAATACAAAGCAGCAAATAGAGCCCATTCTTTATGAGCCTTTGTAAGTTCTGCCCACTTTTCTTCATAAACCCCTAAACAATATATCTTCTTGTCTTGAACATCACCCAGTAGTAAATCTCTAACCCATTTTTGAGCAAGACCATTAACAACAATTGGCTTTGCTTTTTTGGGAGTAGGACCAACCATTTCAGCAAAATATATTTGTTCTAAATCTACGTAACCAATATATACGTAGTATCTTTCCTTAAGCTTTTCAGCAATTGATTTAATTTCTGGAGCTTCTAAAAACACAACATTATTCATAGCTTTACCCTCTCTTGTAAAGTATAATAGTTTCATGAAAAACTTTTTAGCAATAGATCTAGAGCTAAATAATAATGAAGAAAATAATCTTACTGAAAGAAAAATCATTCAAGTAGGAGTAGCAATTGGTAATGTACATCAGAAGCAATCTGAATACTATCTTGCTAAATGGTATATCGACCCACATGAACCAATTTATCCATTCATTACTAATTTAACTGGAATTACCGATGAAGACATTTTGACTTTAGCTGTATCTCATCAACAAGTGGCAAATGAAATTTCCGATTTGATAGATGAATATAGTTGCTACGTCAATCCTGTAACTTGGGGTGGTGGAGATGTTGAAGAGCTTAAAAAAGAGTTCAGCGACAGACATGTTGAGTTTAAGAAGTTTGGCAGAAGAGAAATTGATGTTAAAACATTAAATACATTTCTAATGCTTGCTCAAAATAAATCTACTACATCCAGCTTGAAATCAGCTATGGGCAGATTCAAAATGCAATTCCAAGGCACTCCACATAGAGCTGACATTGATGCTTCTAATACATTAGCTTTGTTTTTTGGACTCTTAAGAAGGCAAAGTAAATTAGAAGAGTTTGTTGAAAATGTAAGGCTGGTATAGAAAAAACCCATCGATTTCGATGGGTTTAAACTTTTATAAAGTGAGCTGTGTTACTGCAGCTACATGTCCACTTTGATCTCTAATTGCAGAAGGGCCTGTATCTACACAAAATACATCTTCACGATCAAATGGAACAAAATCCATTACTACTCTGCTTACGATGTAATAAACACCGTCTTCAGGATCTGGAAGGTTTGCAATTTTTTCAAAGTGAGTTTCTGCAATCGGAATACCTGCAACACTACCTATGATTCTTTGCTTTGTTTCAACACGGCAAGGAAGTTCAGACCTAAATAAAGTCCCATACCCTGAAATTGTAATGTCGTGTCCAATTAAGTTGACAAACTTTTTAAATTCTGGATACATTACTTTCCTGTGCTACCAAGTCCGCCCTTGCGAGTTTTGTTAGCAGTTTGTCCAAACTCACTAACTTCTACTAGTTCGTGCGCAGCTAACTTTGCTACGACCATTTGTGCAATTCGATCACCATCATTAATTGTGAAAGGAATCTTGTTATGGTTGAAAAGGATAACCTTAAGTTCGAAATCCTCTCCGTCACCAGAATAATCACAATCAATTGTTCCAGGTGTATTTAAAACAGTTACACCATGCTTTGCAGCCAGCCCAGAGCGTGGACGAATTTGAATTTCATATCCTTCAGGAATATTTACATTCAATCCAGTTGGAACAATTAAGCTATTATGAGGGTGAATCATCATCCCGCTTGTAAAATCTGGAATACAAGCACACAAATCATAACCTGCTGCTCCTTCAGTTGCCTTCTTAGGGATTACAGCCCCTTCACGAAATGCTTTAATCTCAACCTTTGCGACAATATCCATTAGATAGATTCCTTCATAATTTGTTCTGGAGATACTTCAGCTTGATTCAAATCAACAATTAATTTAATTGGATCAACTCTAGCTCTCAAATTAGTAGCAAAATTATATAACTCTCTTCCTTGAAGAATCCTTGACATTCCAGTAATTTCTTTTATGTCTTCTAAGCTTAAAGGAGATTGAAATATAGCTTGTGTTTCAACATCTTGCAATACTAGCCAAAGAGTTTTCTTAACCACAGGAACTTCTTCAGTCCCTTCGTCTTCTTTAACAACTGCATCGATAATTTTTACCATTCTCTCTTGCAGATTTTGATTTTCTTTAGCCATTTATTTCTCCAATTCATTATGCCACAAAACAACCTACTTGTAAAGAAAAAAGAGAGGATTTCTCCTCTCTTTTCATTTAACCAGAGCAAGATTCACAATCTGGATTATCCAACGAGCATACTGCAGAATTAAAATCATCGGGATTAAAATCTGGATTTATTTCAGGTTTGGGTGTCTCTACCACTAGTACTTTATCTAAAGATTGCATACCAGAAGTATCAATACCAAGACCTTTAATTGCAGAAGCTTTTGGTTTTGTTCTGAGATAGTACATACCTGTCTTAAGACCAAGCTTCCATCCATAGAAGTGAGCAGAAGAAAGTTTAGACATTGTAGGTTCAGCCATAAACATATTCAACGACTGGCTTTGATCAATAAAATAATTACGATCACGAGCCATCTCAAGAATAGATTTTCCCTTCATCTCCCAAACTGTTTTATAAACTTCACGAATATCAGCTGGGATTTCTTCAATCTCTTGGACAGAGCCATTATTAATAAATAGCTTCATTCTGATATTGTCTGTCCAAAGACCATTGTTGACTAAATCTTCCACTAAATGCTTATTAACAATTGCATACTCACCAGAGAGTGTGTTTCTCTTGTAAAGGTTAGAAGTGAAAGGTTCAAAACATTCATTATTACCAAGGATTTGAGCTGTAGAAGCTGTCGGCATTGGTGCAACAAGTAATGAGTTTCTTAAACCAAATTCTTTGATTTCTGCTTTGAGGACATTGAAATCCCAAAGTCCTGAAAGATCGTTCTCATTAAGTCCCCATAGGTTATATTGTAATAAACCTTGAGATGCTGGAGATCCTTGGAAAGACGAATAAGCCCCATGAGTTTTAGCCAAATCCTTTGATGCAGTAAGAGCAGCAAAATAAATTGTTTCGAAAATATCTTGATTAAGCTTTCTTGCTTCATCAGATTCAAAAGCAATTCCCAGCATAGCAAATGTATCTGCTAGCCCTTGAACTCCCAAACCAATAGGTCGATGCTTGAAGTTTGAATTTTGAGTTTCTTCTGTTGGATAGAAGTTTACGTCAATTACTTGGTTAAGATTAACTGTAGCTTGATAAGTAACTTCATACAATTTTTGGAAATCAAATTTTCTTAGCTTCTTATCCTTTTCACGAACCTTGCCTGTAGGAATAACTACATAACGTGGAAGTGCAATAGAAGCAAGATTACAAACAGCAATCTCATTCTTGTCTGTGTATTCAAGGATTTCTGTACACAAATTAGAAGACTTGATTGTGCCAAGATTTTTTTGGTTGCTCTTATAATTGGCAGCATCCTTGTAAAGCATATAAGGTGTACCAGTTTCAATTTGGGATGTAAGAACCTTCTCCCAAAGTTCACGAGCTTTAACTGTCTTTAAACCCTTACCTTCTGCTTCATATTTCTCATAAAGCTCAGTGAAAGCTTTATTTTCAGGAGTGTCATATGCATCAATAAGACCAGGAACAGCTTCAGGAGAAAAGAGTGTCCAAACACCATCTTCTTCAACACGCTTCATGAACAAGTCAGGAATCCAAAGAGCAAGGAAAAGATCTCTTGTTCTCATTTCTTCTTTACCATGGTTCTTGCGGAGGTCTAAGAAATCAAAGACATCACCGTGCCAAGGCTCAAGGTAAACAGCAATTGAACCCTTACGTTTTCCACCACCCTGATCAACATATCTTGCGGTTTCATTAAAGACACGAAGCATAGGCACAATTCCATTAGACCAGCCATTTGTTCCCTTGATGTAGGAACCCTTGGCACGAATCTTATGAATATTTACACCAATACCACCTGCGGACTGAGAAATCTTTGCACAGTCAGAAAGTGTCTTGTAAATACCCGGAATCGAATCATCATCAATATCTAACAAGAAACAAGAAGACATTTGTGGTCTCTTTGTGCCTGAATTGAATAAAGTAGGAGTGGCATGGGTGAAGAGGCCTTGTGAAAGAAGATCATAGGTCTTTTGAACCATTTCAAGATTATCACGCCAAATACCAACAGAAACTCTCATGTACATTTGTTGAGGAGTTTCTGCAGGCTTACCATGACGTTGCAGAAGGTATGACTTTTCTAATGTCTTATATCCAAAATAATCAAAATTGAAATCACGATCATGCACAATCATTGCATTGAGTGCTGTAGCATTCTTTTCAATAATTGCATAGACTTCATCTGAAATCAATCCAGCTGGTTCATCATTAACTGGGTTGATGTATTCATAAAGTTCTTTTGCAACTGTTGAAAACTCTTTTGCAACATCTTTGTAAAGAGATGTAATTGTAATTCTAGCAGCCAACTTACCATAATCAGGGTGAGTTGTGATCATAGATGCTGCTGTTTCAGCACTGAGTTTATCAAGTTCACTGCTTGTTACACCATCATAAAGACCAGATATAACCTTTTGAGCAACCTGGAAATAATCTACATAATCTTCGTTTAATCCGTATGTTTGCTTACGGATTCTAGAAGAAATCTTGTCAAACTTTACTTGTTCGACTGTCCCGTCTCTTTTTACAACATTCATATTTGCTTACCTTAAAAATCTTCTTCAGTGGAGAATTGAATTGTGTCTGGCTTTGTGCCTACACCTTGCTTTGAATATTCACCAACACGCTTCTCAAAGAAGTTTGTTTTGTTTTCCATTGCAATATTCTTCATGAAATCAAATGGGTTTTCAGAATTATAGATTTTTCCTACGCCCAAGTCAATCAAAAGGCGGTCAGAAACATACTCTAAATATTGTTTCATCAAATCAGAATTCATTCCAATTAAAGATACAGGCAAAGCTTCAGTAATAAATTCTTTTTCAATTGTAAGAGCAGAATCAATAATTTCAATCAAACGCTCACGAGAAAGTTTGTTCTCAATGTGATGATTATAAAGATGAACTGCAAAATCTGTATGCAATCCCTCATCACGAGAAATCAACTCATTGGAGAAGGATAAACCTGGCATTAAACCACGCTTCTTTAACCAGAAAATTGAACAGAAAGATCCAGAGAAGAAAATGCCCTCAACAGCAGCAAAAGCAATTAGACGCTCAACAAATGATTCAGAGCTGATCCACTTAAGAGCCCATTCAGCTTTCTTTTGAACGGCTGGAACAGTATCAATTGCATTAAAAAGATGATTTTGTTCATCCTTGTCTTTAATGTATGTATCAATAAGCAAAGAATAAGTTTCTGAATGGATATTCTCCATCATAATTTGGAATCCATAGAAAAACTTCGCTTCTGTATATTGAACTTCAGAGACAAAGTTTTCTGCAAGGTTTTCATTTACAATTCCATCAGATGCAGCAAAGAATGCTAGTACATGCTTTACAAAGTGTTGTTCTCCTGCATTGAGCTTCTCCCAGTCTGCCAAGTCTGAGGATAAATCAATTTCTTCAGCAGTCCAAAATGATGCTTGGGACTTCTTATAAAACTCCCAGATATCATGGTACTGAAGTGGAAACAAAACAAACCTATTCTTATTCTCTTCTAAAATCTTTTCCATTTTTGTCTTACTCTCTTAATTAAATAGTTCTTCGTGATCTAAGTCTCTTAATAATTTGATAATAGCTTTTATTTCTTTTCCGCTCATTCCATTATCAGAAAAATAGTTTTTAATTGCTTCATAAATCTCGTGATAATCCCTTTCGGTTTCTTCACTTATCATGTATGTAGCTTTCTTAACGGCACAACTGAGTATGGCGTTACCTTGATCATTATCTGTGCTAAATATATCATGATTATGATAATTGTCACGCACGAAAACACGAGAATTCACCAGTGATGAATCCCTGATCAACGTTGTCCACGGAGTGCCAGCAGCATATTTTTTATTCTGGTTTTCATTACTGTCAACCTTAAAAAAATCACTCGTAGAAATATCATCTGTGGCAAAATAATCTTCTAAAAATTGCCTTTTCTTTTTCTTCCAATCAGAGCTTTGCATACTTATAATTAATACTTTCTTTGTCATTTGAGAGAGTAAGTTTATTACTTCCATCATCACAAGTAATTGACCACCAGACGTTATAATACCCTAAAATATCCAACACCTTTTGGCAATGAGGACATGGTTTTGCTAATCTAAACTCACCATTTCTGTTAATTCTTACGCTAATAATTTCTATATCTGCTTGCGGGTATTTATCTTTAATCTGATATATAGCATCACACTCAGCATGAATATATGGGTATTCTTTCCATTTTGCTATATTTAAAGATCTCCCAATTTGTAATGCTGTTCTAGATCCATCAGAAATATTATTTTTACCAATTGCAATAACTTTAGATTTTTTAATTGCAAACGCATAATGAAAAGAAGCCCTAGATTTATCCTGTTTCCATTCCTGGGACATTAATCTTAGGGCTCTTTTTACTGCTAATTCTTCCATATTATTCATTTGTAATTTAAGTTAACTTAAACTACAGAGTCGTTCTATGTTTGATTATAGCGCAAATTTGATGTTGATTGCAAATATTCTTGTGGAAATACCCTTTGCTTTTTTACCACCAATTTCAGCAGTGTATTCTGATTGACGGCAAACTAAAACAGAACCATTTGTCAAACTTTCAACTTCTCTTGAAGCTAGTCTAAAAGCACTCATAACAGCGTTTAAAGCTGTCGGGCCTACTGACAACACTCTAACATATTCATTCTCTTTAAGAACATGCAAAATACTTCTAGAAAGGCCTACTGGATCTGTAGGACGCTTGCGGGGATCAGGGTCATTTGCATCTCCTCCCCTTGCACGTAAAGTCCTAGCGTCATTAAAACCTACTTTCTTTACTTCTGCGTCTTCAACTTTTGAAAAATCTTCCATTTTAATTCCTTTGATTATTCCAATCCAGCAAGTGACATTTTATCTTTTAAACCATCAATTGCATCATTAAACTCTTCGATAGAACAATTATACAAAGCTGCATCAAATTTTAAACTAGTAGATCCATTTAATATGTTTGAAAGGATTTTATTTTCAATTTCATTAAGATCCATGGACATTAAATTATTTAAATTATTTCTTTCTTGAACTTTATCATAATAACAGCCTTCGTCTCCATCTTCGTCTTCACCAGTGTAAATACTTAAAGCTCTTGGAGATACTGTTTGGTACCCTGGATAAGTTTCATTGAATCTTTGAAATAGAAGTGTAGAGTGCTTAGACAACATATGCTTTCTAATTGCATTATTAATCCCTACACGTTTACATTCAGCGCAATCTCCCGCACCGAAACATATTTCCTCTGGGTTAATTAAACAATTATATTGTCTGGGTAGTTTGTGAGATTTACAGAGTGGACAATTTGTTAGAGTTTCTATATTGTGTCCATTAATTTTCAATTGAGACCATAGTAAATCGATATGACTACTTCTCAAATGTGTTGATAGAGGATTGACCCATTTTTCACATATAGGGCATTTACATGAAGGGTTGCG